AACCGCTTACACACCTTGGTGATGATTGTCGACTTGCCAGACCCGGCGATACCCTTCAGAAAGGGAATCACCTGCCAGGCATCCTGGTCGTTCGTGTCGAAACACAGACGACCGATGAACACATACATCCATTCCATCACCTCCTTCGAGAATCGCTGGTACTCCATGACGGACTGAATCACAGGCGTCTTGATATCCTGCCACTCCTCTGTAGCCATATTCTGCTCTGGAAACGTCTGATCGAAAAACTTGCAGCTCACAACCGTCGGATCCAGGTTTGAGATTTCAGCCGACCCGTACGGGTAGAATCGTGACGTGTACCCGTCGGCGCACCACTCCTTCCCTACGTAGATGCCGTTCGTGAACGACCACACGCACCGGTTCTTCTGAATCTCTGGAAACTGAATGTCGCGACACATCGACAGGTGAGTCACCGTGTCCCGAACGATACCACCCTTGCTCGTCAGGTTGCGCCACATGTCGTACTTGTCCTCCTTTTGCGTGTAGAAATACACAAACTCCTTAATCTCCATGACTGGCTTCCAGGCACGGGTCAGGTGTCCGTCCGTCGTCTCAATCTGCTTACAACACTGTCCCTTGTACCGCTTCATTTTTTGGGTATACGTCTTGTTCAACAGGTACAGAAGCAGCCGCTGGTACGGGCTGGCATCATCCTCCTCATCTGGAGAATCCATCGTCTTGCAACGGAACAGCGAAGAATCCATATCACCAGCCATCGGAGCGATTGTTGGGCTGTTGATTCTTTCAAATGACCGGACATACCGGAAAATGATTTCGTAGGCGTCGTCGGCAGTTTCGATGAGTCGCATCAGGCGGTGTGCGATGCGAAACTCATCACCATTGACATCCATCGAAGATTTATCCTTGATTCCCAGTTCGCTCGAACGATGATACAGCTCGGAGAAGAGGTTCACCAGGCGACGCTTCTGTTCCTGAATCCGCTCCAGATCCACGTTCTGGGGCATACCATTCGGGTCCAGCTCGTCATCCCGGAAGAATTGTCTAAATCCATTGGTGAGCGGTGCAAACCGGTCACCTTTACAGGTGAGACCCATCTTTTCCTCGAGTTGACCGATGAAATGTTCGAGACGTTCTGGGATGAGACTTGACACCTCAGAACGCATGACTTCCATGCGAATTTCGTGCGCATGTTCTGCTGGTTGGTCCCGGTCGAGTGTGTGAACATCAGCCGGGACCATCATAGTACAAGAGCGTTATATTTTTTTAAGAGCCCAGACCCCGTCCCGCCACAGGCGGGACAATGCTAGCGAAATACCGGACTCTAGGCAGGCGCGGCAATGTGCACAGGCGCGACCGCCTTGCAGTCACAGCCCTTCATGTTGGACATGGCAGACAGCATTTTCACCAGGATGAGGTTCTGCTTCTCCATGTGCTTGGCCATCAGGGCGGCGGTGTCCTTCAGGCTGGCCAGGGAGGTGGCGATGGTCTCGCCGTCGTCGGTCGCCAGGAAGTTGGCAAGAGCCTCCATGGGATCCATCATATCCATCTCGTCAAACTCATCCTCGCCCTCAGCATCCAGGTCAATGTCAGGGTTCTCGTCGTGGGCAGTCATTTATAGTACAGGGACAAAAATGTTTATGTCCTGAGGCGCGGGTGGGTTTAAATGCGCCTGAATTATTTTCTTGGGGTATAGTACAAACGCGATCATGGCAGGTGGGTTAATGCAACTGGTCGCATATGGCGCACAGGACGTTTACCTGACCGGTAACCCCAAGGTGACTTTCTTCCAGGCGGTGTACAAGCGCCACACGAACTTCGCGATGGAGCTGATCCAGCAGACCACCAACGGCTCCCCAGCCAGCAGCGGTCGCGTGTCCGTGACCATTGCCCGCAACGGCGACCTGGTCGGCAACATGCACGTGGCTCTGACCCCCACTGCCACTGCTCTGACCTCCAACAACACTTCCGGCTTCGACACCAACTGGGTGGCTGAGCGTGCCATTGCCGCCGTTGAGCTGACCATCGGTGGCCAGCGCATCGACAAGCACTACCAGACCTGGTGGCGCCTGTACGCCGAGGTGTTCCTGAACGAGTCCGACAAGTACGCCTGGGGCAAGATGACGACCGCCGCCAACCCCACGGCGACTGGCACGACTGCCCTGTCCCCATCCAAGGTGTACCTGCCCCTGCTGTTCTTCTTCAACCGCAACCCCGGCCTGTACCTGCCCCTGATCGCCCTGCAGTACCACGAGGTGCGCCTGGACTTCGACCTGACCGCCTACTACGCCAGCTACTTCGGCACGTCCAACCCCTTCGAGGTGTGGGCCAACTACGTGTACCTGGACACTGAGGAGCGTCGCCGCTTCGCCCAGAAGGGTCACGAGTACCTGATCGAGCAGGTGCAGCACACCGGTGGTGACCAGCTGGATGCCACCTCCACCAACACCCAGCTGGTGCGTCTGTCCTTCAACCACCCGGTGAAGGAGCTGATCTGGTGCTACACCAACCCCAACGGCACCGCCACGGCTCAGCTGAACGCCATGTGGAACTTCTGCACGACCACCGGCAACGTGAACGTCACGTCCAACGTGCTGACCATGCAGGCCTCCAACAACTACATCATGCCCAACGTGACTGGTGTGCCCCAGCTGATCTCCACGACTGGTGTCACTGGTGCTTCACTGGGTCTGGGCGCCGCCACCGGCTTCTCTGGCAACGCCTACTGGGTCGAGCAGGGCACGCCCGTGTTCGCCTCCCCGGGTGTGGAGGTGGGTCCTCTGAACCAGTTCAAGGTGATCCTGAACGGTCAGGACCGCTTCAAGGAGCAGTACGGCAACTACTTCAACCAGGTCCAGCCGTTCTACCACCACACCGGCACCCCCTACCCCGGCATCTACGTGTACTCCTTCGCTCTGCAGCCCGAGGAGCACCAGCCAACCGGCACCTGCAACTTCTCTCGCATTGACAACGCTCAGGTGTCAGTCGTGCTGAAGGCCACCAACCAGGCGACCCTGCAGAAGCTGTTCGCAGTGAACTACAACATCCTGCGTATCCAATCGGGGATGGGGGGTCTCGCTTTCTCGAACTGATTCCTCCCATACTTTTTGTATGGTAGGGCATGCGAAACAAAAAAACCAAAAAGAGGGCTTCGGCCCCAAGAACGTTCCAGGTTCTTGGGGTCTAAAGAATATTTTCCTACTATATAGTAGGATGTCAGAACTTAAAAAATGTACAAATTGCACACGAGGTTTACAACCTATACAAGAATTTGTAAACGAAAAAGGACGTGAATGTTCTACGTGTAATAAATGTCGTGCTAAAGGAAAAAAATACGATGCGAAACCAGAACGTCGTGAAGCTCATAACGAATTGCAAAAAGAAAAGGGTTACTATAAAGAATGGAGGGCTAAACAGCTCGAAGAACGACCAGATGAATTCCGAGAACATAATAATCAAGTACATTCCACGTGGCGTGCTGAAAATGCAGAACATTCAGCGAAATGGTATCGTACCAATGTAAATCATCGATTTGATGCTCTGAAACGTGCAGCCATAACCCGTGGTATAGAATGGAAGTTGGAAGATGAAGACGCTAAAGAGATGTTGACGAGTCCGTGTGTGTATTGTAAACACATTGACCTCGAAGTTCGTGTGAACGGTATCGACCGTTTAGATTCAAACGTATGTTACACTGTTGAAAACTGTCGTCCGTGTTGTAAAAACTGTAATTACATGAAAGGGACCTACGACCCTATAACATTTATAAACATAGCGAAACGAATTGCCCTATGTGACGCGGTGTTTCCAGAAGTTCCTGTGTGTGATGAGCACAAAAGAATGAATAGAAAAAAGACTACTCTGCTTCTTCCTCAACCAACTCCAGAGAAATCACAGGAAATTCATACCACTGAATGTCCGAGTCGAGATCAGCCATGTCGGCTGGAAACGAACGTAGAACCTGGAGATCGATGAACGGCTTCATGTCCTCGTCCGATCCGTAAAATACGTGGTCCGTGCGGAATCGTTCGGCACGTGCATCAGACAGCTTGATGAGCGCAACCACCTTGTTGAATGCGATCCGAAATGTCATGTCATCACAGTCTTCGTCCTCGCAGTGGTCATCCGCAAACGTATACGGGCGAAGATATGTCATCCGGTACAGTTTTTCGGCTGAAGCTTCCTTCTTCTTGAAGACACTCTGACAAATCTCCATACCCTCTTTGTACTGGCCATCTGTCAAGTGTTCCTTGATTGAATCGATGAAATCTGAAATATCGTGTGCTGTCATTGGCAAGCAAAC